CAGAGCTTTCGGATCTTGCAGAGGCATAGCCCTTATGACCGGCAGCGGGTCTACGGTTGGCCGTGGGAGGTTTTGAGGTTGGAAGTGTTTACCTGCCCACCTTCCAGTGGCAGCCCCGTGGTAAATAAGAACGCCATGAGCTCTCTCGTCGCTGCCGAGGCAGGACAGCATGGCCTGATACTTCTTAGTGCTGGACTTCGACAGAGCCTGACGGATCTCGAGAAACTCTTTGACGATCGAAGGGCAGCTGCTGTCCGACAAAGCCTTCTCGACAGCCGCCTTGTCGTAGCTGTCCATCTGATATCCCCGAGCTTCTATCCACTTCAGGCTCTTGGCTCGACTAGCGGTACTGGCCAGCTCGCCCTTAGTTATCTGCTTCACTCTCTCGTTGCTCTCGCGCTCTACCTGCTCGATGATTGCCAGAGCGTGGTGGATGCTGGCTTTGTCCAGACGGACGCCGCGCCAGTTAATCCTCTGATCGATCTCAAACATCTTCTGCTCAAAATCGTTCAAGGGGCGCAGTCTCTGGCGGATAGTCCGCTCGGTTCTAACGTCCTGCAGGCAGTAGTCGTAAAGCTCCTGTAAAAGCTCAGGGTCTCTGTTCCGCTTGCTGCGGTAAGGCTTGCAGAGCCTTTGAATAAGGAGCTTGCCCCGCTTACTCTTTGCCTGATCCTCACTCAAACCCAGTGCGGCCCCGCAAGATCCCAGTGCTCGAGGGTATGCTTGGGCGCAGGCGAGGGCTGCGGTGTCGTTCCACTGGCTGAGCTTGGTTGCTGGCCATTTCAGGCAGCGGATCCAGACCGCCATTTCAAAGAACGAGTTCCACGCCCAGATCTCCGCTCCGTCAGCAATCAGATCGAACAAGCGTTTCGGCGCAGGCATCTCCGGGGTCCACAACTCAGGGTCTTCGTCGTCGACTGCCCAAGCCAGACACAGTGCCTCCGTAGTCGGATGCTCTGCGTAGGCGTAAGCTCCTGCCGATCGGATGTCACACTCGCTGTAAGTCTCGAAGTCGATAGAAATCCGCATACAAAAAAGTGGGGGCGCTATGACCCCCACCCCCTACTTAGAGAAAATCGTCGTCGGCGGCGTCGGCGTCCTGCTCGTCGCTGATGTCGTCGAACAGCTTGTCTACGCTAGGTGCGCCAGAGCCGAAGCTGTCTCCGTCCTTCACGAACTGCAGGCCAATAAGGTTGCAGTTAATCCGCTTACCGAACTGGTTGTCCTGAGCCCAGAAGCTGATTGCCGCGTTGACGTAGCAGCCTGAGTACGGACGGCCGTCCTCTTCCACGAGTGGGGTCTTGTCCCGATCGAGTACCTGCGGTCGCTTGAGGGTCGAGCAGCTGATGAAGACCGCGTTGTCATAGCCGTCGTAAGCTTTCTCTTCACCGTCACCCAAGCAGGTCTTGAGACCCTTTGGCGGCTTGCCGTTGAAAGCCTCGTCGGCCTTGGCCTTAACCGCCTTCTTTAGCTTGGCTATCTGGTCGCCGTGGGTGTCCTTGTCCAGCAGCAGGTTGCAGCTGTACTTCGCCTTCTGCCCCTCCATATACGCCTTCGGCGTAAAGATCTGGGCAAAAGACAGACGAACATTCTTCACTGTAATGACTTCACTCATTGGTCACTTTCCTTGTTGAAATAGGATTTCAGCGCAGGGCGCTTGTCGCTCTCTGGAGCAAGCGTTGGCTTTCCATCCGGTTTGTCGATGAGATCGACGATCTCACCGCTCGCCTCACGACCGAGAGATTTCTCGGCCTGTGCGGGAGACTTGAGCTTGGACACGAAGGCGTCGTGTCCTAGCAATTTCGTTAGGCGTTCCTCGGCTGCGTCTTCGTCAGACCAGCGGCGGATTGACCGCCCCTCCACTACCTTCCAGCCGGGTATAACACCGCCTGCCGCTAGTAGATCCGTGGCGTGTTTCTTTACCGCGTCCGCCCAGCCGCTGATCTGGTCCAGCTTGCTGACAACTACCGCCAGCTGGTCTGCTGTGAGCGTGTGGTGGTCTACGGTCTTGTCTACCTCGTCCAGATTGTCGAAGGCTCCGAAAGCCAGCTCGAAGTTTTCTCGAGCGAGCGCTCCGCAGGTCGCCTTAGCTCTGCACCAGCGGCACTGTTTGTCGCCCGGTTTTAAAGGGGCGTCTTCGGTCATGGCGAGCTCGGCGGCTGGTTTAGCTACCTCCAGCGCCCACTCGAGCAGCGTCTTGACCGACATCTCGCACTGGCTGACATGGTCTAGGCGAGGCTGCACGATGTTGAGCGTCACGTCCTTGACTTGATATTCCAAGCCAAAATCTTTTATGGCCCCGATCGCGTACAGCATCAGCTGTTCGTTGTTCTCGGCGTGAACCTTGACGCCGGATCCAAACTTGGCGTCGATGACATGAACATGGCCTGCGTTGAACACGAGGCAGTCCGCTGTCCCGAACCCTCGAGGGGCAATATGGTCGTAGCTAACGCGCTGCTCGTAGAACTTTACGCCGCGGTGCATATTCACGAAGTCGACGTAGTACTGGACAGCCTCAGCCATCTCGTCAGTCACTTCGAACTCGCCGATGCGCTTGCCGATGAACTCTCGAGCAACACGCTCTTCCCGCAAGCAGCGCTCAGACAAGTCATGGCATGCTGTGCCTTCGGCCGCGAAGCGGCTGTACTCATCTGGGATGTCTTTTTCCATGCGGATCGAACCCGGGCAGGCGATCCATCTGTGAGCCTTTGAGGCTCCGAGCACTGCGTGTGCCATCCACAACTCCTCTGACTTTTGACAACTATCGGTTGTTGACTAATGTCGTCGATCGGACGTATGTTGTCAATCCTCGTTTTATCAACAGTCTTAAACAGGAGGTTTAAGTGGAAGATCGTGAACAAGTTAGGAGGAAGCTGGAGCAGGTGTCTGCCTTAGTCGCTTCTTCCTCGTGGAATAGATTGGCTGGGAAGCTGGACGTTACCCGTCAAGCAATTAACAAGTGGATTGTCGCAGGCGAAGTGCCAGCTGCTCGAGCTTGCCAGATCGAGCTGCTCACTGAGGGCGCTGTGACTTGGAAGGAGCTTTGCCCAAAGCTGGTTCGTAACACTGAGATTTGAGGAGAAGGACATTGTTGAAGGATTACGGGCATAAGCTTGTAGCCAACGGCTACGACATCGTGCCAATCAAGAAGGGTCGCAAAGCCCCCTCGCTTTCCAGCTGGCAGAACCTGCAAGCCACCTCGGAGGACGTGGACAAGTGGTTAGGAAACGGTCACGCCGATGGGGGCGTGGGTGTGCTGTGCCGCCGAACGCTCGCCGTGGACATCGACTGCCACGACAAGAAGCTGAACTACGAGCTCATTCACTGGATGCGCGATAATGTGGGCGACGCTCCGATCAGGGTCGGCCGAAAGCCTAAGTGCATTATGCCTTACCGAGCGGAGACGCCTTTCGGGAAGATCCGATCGACAGAGTACGAGGACGAGGAAGGCAGCCGCCACGCGGTTGAGGTTCTAGCAAACGGTCAGCAATTCGTGGCTTACGGCATCCACCCAGACACAAACAGAGAATACAGCTGGGTCGGCGGGGTAGGCATAGCTGACGTTCCTTACAAGGATCTGCCGACGCTATCCGAAGAACAGGCTCGAGCACTGGTTGCTTTCTTCGAGAAGAGGGCTGAGGAACGCGGCTGGGAGGCTGTGAGGCGGGGAGGCCAGACAGCCGCCAGTGGGGCTGTAGACCCAGACGACCTGTCTAATTTGAGAGCTAAGCTCGATGTTGATCGTGAACAGATCGAGAAGTGGCTCGAGGCGATCGACCCTGACGAGCATCACGACGACTGGGTCAAGGTCGGCATGGCGCTGCACCACCAGTTTGACGGAAGCGAAGAAGGTCTCGAGATCTGGGACGAGTGGTCGAGCGGCGGCAGCAAATACAGTGAAGGTGTGTGCGCTAAGCGCTGGGACAGCTTCGACAGCCACAGCAAGGTTCCTGTCACCGCGGCGTACCTGCGCCGTCAGAGCGTTGAGGTTGTGAGCGAGGAAGTCAAAGACGAGAAGCTTCCTGCCATGCTTGAAAACTGGGCTTTCGTTCAGGTCGAGGGGTCCGCCAGAGTTATCCGCGAAGACATAAACACTGGCTCGATCGTGCTCTACAAGATCGAAGATCTCAAGAAAGAGCACAAGAACTGCGAGATCCTCGACGTGTCGAGCCGTAAGCCGAAGATGATCAACCTCGTGGATGTGTGGCTGCAGAGCGATAAACGTCGCACCTACGCGGCCGGTCTCACGTTCGCTCCAGACGGAGAGGTTTTGGCCAAGTACAACCTGTGGCGCGGCTGGACTTACGAGCCAAGGGAGGGGGACGTTCGACCTTGGGTTGAGTTCGTGACCGAGGTTGTGGCGAGCGGCAACGCCGACCACGCCAACTACATCATCGCTTGGTGCGCTCAAATCATCCAGCAGCCTATGACCAAGATCGGCGTGGGCCTTGTGCTGCGAGGCTTGAAAGGGACAGGTAAGACCAAGTTCGGCGAGCTGCTGGGCGGTCTGGTCAAGGCTCACCACAAGATCGTGAGCCGAGCCGAGCACGTCACCGGGCATTTCAACCGCCACCTCGAGGACTGCCTAGTTCTGCAGGCTGACGAGGCTTACTGGGCGGGGGCGAAGTCGAACGAAGGGGCTCTGAAGGATCTGCTGACCAACTCAGAACTCACGATCGAGCGCAAGGGCGTAGACGCCTACACCGCGCCCAACTTCACCCGCGTACTGTTCACCTCGAACGAGG